CTTGCCATGTCTCAATGGCTTATTCGTCCGCGACACACTGATGTTGGTGCCAAAACATTTAGAGCTCGTTCTCCAAACTACCGATGTTCTCAAAATTGAGAATATTTTCGGATCAGTTTTTGAGATTCCAGTCTCTGAATGTCGCTTTATCACAGTAACGGATGCACTTGGCGAGGAAAAGGATGCTATGATGATCCAATTTCCACGACAGGTGAATGCTCATGCCGACCTGGTCAAGCATTTCCAGACTATGCCTGAGCTGTCTCACAAGGCGGCTTATGTAACTCTGGCCACGCTTAGGCACGTCCGTGATGAACCAACACTACTGTTGTTGGGCAATACTATGGCTAAGTTTACTAGTATCACATTAGATACAGAACACGGTAAACGCCATATTCGTGATTGTATTGAATACAATCTCAATACAACAAACGGCGATTGTGGATCTCCGGTGGTTTGCAATGACAATTCATTTGTTCGCAAGATCGCTGGTATTCACATTGCCGCATCTAACGATGGATCCTCCGCGTTTGGTCAGTCAGTTACCCAGGCCGATTTGTTGCGCACAATTCACCGATTCAAAAAGGTTATTGTGTCCGACTTCGACACACTGGCACATCTGCAGGTGACTGCATCTGCGCATCAGCTGACATACAATACGGAGTATTCACGTAGTGGAATTCGCACACTGTTCGACATGGCCGCTAACACTTTTGCCTATCTTGGTAAATGTGCTAAGACGGTTTTTACGCCCAATAAGACCGATATTCGCCCATCCGTTATTCAAGGAGTGGTAACAAACATCACTTCTCGCCCTGCGGTTCTCTTTGATAAGAAAATCAACATCATGAAGAAGAACCTGGAGAAATGTGGTATTAATACCCCATTTATTCCCACGGCTGAGGTGAAACGTGCTGCAGATGAGTATAAAGTGTTGCTTATGCAAAACCCAAATACATCTTTAAAGCGCGTTCTCACTTATGAAGAAGCGATTTCGGGCAATACCCTGAGTACTTTTATCTCAGGGATTTCACGATCCACATCACCTGGTTACCCATGGGGCTTTGAGAAAGCACCAGGTAAACCAGGTAAGACGACATGGTTTGGCTGTGACGACTACACATATGATGAAGGAGTCAAGATCCGTGTCGAGGAAATGGCCAAATTAGCAAAACAAGGCATCCGTGTCCCGTATATCTGGACCGATACCTTGAAAGACGAGAGACGCAACTTCAAGAAAGTTGACAATCTCGAGACCCGCGTGTTCTCTTCGGGTCCCATGGACTATCTTGTATTGTTCAGGATGTATTTCCTTGGTTTTATGGCCAATGTAATGGAGAACAGAATTGATAATGAACAGTCAATTGGCACGAATCCTTTCTCGCGAGATTGGATGCGAACTGCCAAGAAACTGAAGAAGTTCGGAAAGGCGGTTTTCGCTGGCGACTTCTCCAAGTTCGATGGAACATTGAACTCATGCATCATGTATGCCTTCGTAGATGTAATCAACGAATGGTATGATGATGGAGTGGAGAATGCACTTTTGCGTCATACTCTCTTTCTGGATATTTTCAATTCTATCCATCTGTGTGGTGACCAGTTTTATGGTTGCACACACTCCCAACCCAGCGGTAATCCAATTACCACAATTTTGAACTCGTTCTACAACTCAGTATCTATGCGTATTGCCTTTTACAGGTGCATGCGTGCTGCTGGATTGTCGGGACTTGAGTTTAAAGACCACGTCTCTATGGTTTCATATGGTGACGACAACGTGATTAACTTCGCCATGTCTATTGCAGATTGGTTCAATCAAAACACTGTGTCGAAAGCCTATGCTACCTTTGGGATGATCTACACTGACGAAAATAAGTCTGGCAATATGCAAGATTATAAGACGCTCAGTGAAGTTGGATATCTTAAACGAGCCTTCCGAGAGGATGGAGCCATTTGGTTCGCCCCTCTCGAATTGGGCACTTGTCTTGAGATGTGCAACTGGATTCGTGATTGTCCAAATCACGAAGCCGCAACCTGCGAAAATATTGAAGCTGCGTGCAGAGAACTCTCTGTTCACAGCGAATCTGTGTTTGATGAATGGGTCCCCAAGTTAACAAAAGCGTTTTACTCTAAGACCGGCATCTACCCAGACGTCAAGTCATATTCCACCTACTTGGAGGATAGACTTGCCGAATATTAGACCAACAATTTATGTGTTGAAGTAGACCACTTCAACCCCGTTTCTACTACACTGTAGCCATTGTTGGTTCGCAGTAATTTCTTTTCCCACTGGGTTTTTTAGAAACTTAGTAGTAGAAAACATAGCTCTAGAACTGGCGTGCGACACCGACCAGTTTATTATATGCGTCAATGTGCTTGAGAAATTAGGCACAAAGGTATATATTGCAACGGTCAAAGTCCCGCTAAACTCATGAAATAGAGCGGTAGGTAATCCCTAGAAATAGAGTAAATGGATGGTTCATAGCCGGCTGATAAGATCACCACACTAGTCCCAAGATTCATTCTCTATATATTCCAAAAAAAAAAAAAAAACACGCGACCC